GCTCTTAAAAAACGGGTCACGGGTGATTCGGTTTATCATTTTCAGCGACGCCGTTGAGGTCAGCATCCCGTTAGGCTCTTTAGTCCAGAGTGTGTCCAGTCGGTATGGTGTAGCCGTCAGCCCACAAACATGCTTGCACCCGATGTCTTTCAAAAATTTGGTCAGCATAGCGTTCTTGTTCTTTGGATTCAGTAGGTGGCACTCGTCCAGTAAAACGTACTTGAAGTGCTTAAACGCTTCTGGTTGTTTTCGGATTGACCCGATAGTCGCAAACGTGAACTTTGATATTTCCTTCTGTCCCACGCTCGCCGAGTACATTGACGCCTGAATTAGTGGGTCGTATGCCACCAGTTTTGCGTAGTTCTGTTCCAGAATTTCCTTGCTCGGTTGCAGTATTAAAATTGGCTCGTCGATTCGGTGGCAAATTCCAGAGATAACTAGAGACTTCCCTGCCCCTGTAGCAAGCTGGAGAATAAATGGTTTCTTATCTTTTTGGAGGTTGTCCACACCGATGTCCACAGCCTCTAACTGATACGGTCGTAATGTATACATAGACTTATCCCCAGTTCCTTGCGTTGCGTCGCATATTTTCAGCACGGCTTATCAGCTCCAAGTTTTCAACTCGGATGTCATACGGGTCACCGTTTTTTAACGCAAGCAACATCCCCCGTGGTCGGTCTTCCTGATTCTCGCACTCCCACAAAAACCATTTGTAATTGTTGTGCGGTTTGCGGTTGCCGTGCCAGTCGATATTTATTGTCCACGCCACCTCAAGAATGTGACCGTGTTCTTTTCGTTCGTGAATTGTGACCATGCCCTCGACGTTCTGTTGAGGTGGAGTGTTGCCCTTTTTGAAGCTAGTTCTGTTCGCCTCCATAACGCCGACGGTGTCTTTATTCCATGGAGTATGTCCCGACTTAAAATTGCCCTTGTTCATTGGTTTGCTCCCTTAATTTCATTATTATATCAATCTTTTGAGTTATAGGTAAATTCCCCATTCGCTCATTGCATGGCTCGCACATTAAGCACAAGTTGTTTTCATTGTCCGTACCGCCGTGACTGAAGCTCAGCAAGTGCTCGATTGTCAGGTCGTCAAACCCGAGTACCGTCACACAAGCAAAACATTTTTTCCCGTCCCGACTAGCGAGGCGTGACTTACGTTTTCGCAAGTTTTTTCTTTGGCGGTCGACGACCTTCCACTTTTTGCCGTCGTCAAAGCGATTGTAAGCCTCCTCAGCCTCGCCCGTTAGCGTATAGCGCCGTTTATTCGTGTAGACGACTGAAACGCCGTTAGGTGTCCTGAAACGTAGTAGCTCGAACGGGTTTGTTGGCGGTTGCACCACTGCTCCCTGCTCATTCAGCCAGTTGGTGAACTTTTCTAGTTTTGATTCGTTAAACATTATGCCCCCAGTGCCAGCATTGCCAGCAGTAGCAGTATAGTTAGCACGTTGCCCCAATTTTGTTCGTCTCTGAAGCTCATAAGCTCAGCCCCTCGATGATTTTGAACACAAGCCATGTCCCACCAAGCACGACTACCCATCCGAGTATCATTTGCCAGATAGTTAAGTCAGGCTCTCGTGTCGGTTGCGTTGATTTCAGCGATAACGGATCGTCCGTCCAGTCGTCGTGATTTTTCATTTCGTTGCCTCCAGTCTAATCTTGTAGTTGTCCACCATGTCGACCGTTGTCCACTCGCACTCTCTATCGTACTGTTCAAATTCCCAAGTTATTAGATACAAATTCATCTTGAACCCTCCTCGACGTCCGCCCACTGTAGCAACTCGACGTCGTCGTCTTCGATGTGCTCAGCAAGCCCGACTAGCTCAGCGATTTCGCCATAGCTTATATTTTCTGCTCGTATGGCCTTTCGCAGTCGCTCAAGCCTCAATTTGATTCGCTTCTTTTCAATGATATTTTTGATTGATTCCATAGTGATTTACTCCTGTTATTTTGCTATAATTAGAGGGTAGTGGCGGTGCTTTCAATACCGCCAGTTTGCCCCTTAAAATGTTAAGCACGTCTCGTACTCCGTCCCGTCAGGGTGTACCCCGACAATTTCGACGTTTTCGGGTTCAGCGTCCGCAAGCTTCGTTCGTATGAAGTCCAGTACAGAGTCGTCGCCTATGAATTCGCCGTAGGAGTCAATCTCAAGGCCTGAGGCCGTTTCAATATTGACTGAATACACCTCGCCATTCGCCCAGTCGGTGTACTCTTCTAGCACTGATTCCGCTAATGACTTGCGCTGCTCGTAGCTCATACCCTCGACGTGCTCGAGTGATATAAACCCGTTAACGTCCCGAGTGTCGACTTCGCCCGTCGGCATATCTCCATTTAGTCGATAGAAACCGCCGTCGGTGCTAGAGTACCGCCTGTAGTCTAGGGTAAACATTTTACCTGCTCGCAACTTCGATTGTACCGAAGGTAGTAGCTTGTCGTTTTCGGTGGTGTAGTCGTCCAAGTCACCAAAGTTACTAAAGTCGTTGTCTCTGAATTGTTGGACTTGTGCTAAGTCGGTATGGTCGCCCCAGTCCATAAACATTTCGTCTTGATGTATTGATACCTTGTATTTCGTGGTGTCAATGTATTTTATGGCTATAGTTTTCATACTCGTAAACCTCCGTTAAATGTCTGTTGTTCTCTCAAATTCACGCCGTTGATGTAAGTCTCGAACTGTTTAGCACTAGCGTTTAAGTTGGTAAATTCATTGATTCGCTTATGCGTTGTCCGAGTTGCAAAACCGCCGTTGTCGATTGTCAGTGTACCGTCGCCGTTATCCGTCACGATGTCCGTCTCATAGAGTCGAATTCGTTTTTTACCGTCGCCGTCGTCGATTAAATACACGTTGCTTGCAATAGTTTTAGCTTTTTTGGCGTCCGTCTCCTTAAACAGTCCAATGTATACCTGAAACATTTCCGAGTCTGTTATTTTGGCGGTTAACGTCCCGTGCTCGTGCAACAGGTTGCGCAGTTTCGTTCCAAATTGCATAGGTGTATCAGCTAATTCGTCAGGTTGCCCAAAACCGCTATTGTCTACCATGATATTTTCGATTAGTTCAAACCCGAGTAGCTTCATAGTGTCGACGCTTGCCGTCTTACACCTGTAAACCTTGTCTATTGTGTTGGTGGTAACTCGCATATTATCCTCGCAATTTCTGAGCTTGCTCTGTTAAAAGCATAAGGTCTTTAAGTTGTTCTCTTTCGTAGCTGTCAGTCATTACCATTTCAGAGGCTTGTGCTTCATGTGCCTTGATTAAGTCGTTAGCATAAAAGCCATATTCGACCGCCTCCCGAGCACCTTGCGACCAATTGCCGTTGGTGATTGACTCTATAATTTCGTTGAATTGTTCTGTTGTTCGATATCCCATGATTGATCCCATTCTGAACAGTTTTTAACCGTGTTCAGGGTTGTTTAATTTATACGTTTAAGTAGTTTTGCGTTGCGATTAGTTCGTCGTTTTTATAGACTTTTGCGACGCCGTTTTGCTCCCGTGCAACCTTGTCGCAAATTCGTTGTGCTAGTGCTTCAGCGGTTGCCTCTGTTGCGTTAGCTCCAAAACATTCTTGAACCGTCCCAGTCATTTCATAGACTGGTAGCCCGATGTAGTTTTTAAGCTCGACTTTATAGGTGTTTTTGGTATTATCCACTTTTTACTCCTTTGGTGGTTAAACCTATACAATGTAATTGCTTAATTGCTAGTGCTTAATCAGGTGATTATTATTTATACTATTATCGACTAACTGTTACACGGTTGCCGTATGGTTGGTGGCGGTTGTGTCGTTGTTCGATGTCAATACAATACACCAACCTAGAACACAATGTCAAATATATTATCAAAAAAGTCTTGCTCGACCCCTGTTAATTTGATATAATATAGGTAACTAAACAGGCGGTACAATAGCTTGAAACTCCTATATAATCAGACAATTAAACCGCTTATAAGCATATATATAACGCCACAAGCGTTATGCTAGAATGATAATATGACTCAAAAAAGACAATACAAAAAGATTACACCACGGGTTATAGCAGAACATAAAGCCCAGAGAATCATTAGCGGTAACGCAACTCAGGCGGTACGGGATCTGGAATTGCCTACCAACTCAGATAGCGCAATAGAAGCCCGTGCTACTCGTATAACACGAAAAAGCAGTAATATTGATACAGTGCAGTTTATAGATGAGCAGTTGCAACAGATTGGAGCAGAGGCTATACAGGTGGTGCAGCGGTTGGTAAATTCGAACGACGAACGTATTGCAACTAAGAACAGTCAATACGTTATAGACCACCTCAGGGGACAAGCTGTTAAAAGAAGCATTAGCGTGACGGGCAAGTTGAATATACAGTCAGTGCTCGATTGACCCCTGTTATGTAAGCATAAGCATCCACTCTCCACCACGTCGCACAATATGTATTTTGCGACATAGTATACATATACATAACAACTATCAACAGGGGTAGAAGTTGTGTTTTTGTTTAGTTGTTATGATTACTATAGGAAATCCGAGAAGGGGGGGGCGGGGAGCCCAAAGGAAGCGGTGCGTCGCCTGTACCACACATAGTATATGTGTTGATGTGGTCGATACGGTAACCGCCCCCCTCCACGACATATTATTTTTTTCTTACTACCTCTGTTATGTCACGCTAATTTGTCACGCTAAACCCCTTTTTGCACGTTCTAACGGCTCTGTCACGCTAACTCGCCCACACCCCTGTTAATTTTTTTTTCGCAGTAGAACGGCTTAGACGGCTTTGTCACGCTAAGCTGTCACGCTAAGGATTTTGTCACGCTAACTATATGTTTTGTCACGCTAACCTGGTACAATGTTTGTAGGCAGGGTGAGGAGCTTTTCCACTCACCGAACTGCTCAGTAGCCTTTGCATGGACGCACGGCTCGGTAAGACGTCGAACGTGAAATGAGTTAACTGCTTCCCGTCCACTCCGAAGCAGCCCTCTTGAGCCACTGGCCTTCATCCAGTTATCCTTGCAAAAACGTGTGCTCGGGAGCTACGCTTGGCAAACTAAAAAGAAGCTTTTATGATTGAAGGTACTTATGTTTTACGGCTCTACTGCTCCAACTGCGGGGCGTATGAGGACTACACAATTGACAAGGGTGTGCGGGTGAACACTATCAACTGTGCCACTTGCGGGGTCGTAGCGTTAGAACGGCAGAGATTCACGCCGAAGCACAAGAACGGAAAACCTATTTTATTTGGAGGCGACGACGATGACGAAGAAGACCTGTAGCAACTGCGGAGACGAGTTTGAGGCGAAGCGAGCCTCGGCTAAATTTTGTACACCAACCTGTCGCAAAAAGGCTGCCCGCAAAGCTGGTGCTGACCCCGACACTGGGGAGATTATAGAAATGGTTGGAGAGTATGACAAAAAAGGTAAACCCGTAATTAGGCTTCTGGAACAACCACTGCCTAAGTTCAAGCAGGAGTACCCATCCACTCCAGCGGAGGCTGAAGAAGTCATGGAATCACCACCAATTAGCGAAAACCCGTTCGAGCGGGACAAAGATTTAGAGTACGACTTAGAAAAACACCTCGCTGCCTTCAAGAAAATGGGGCTAGAGGAGGTTGAGTGGCTAGAAACTGGCATCCCTGGGTTCGATAAACTGACAAAAATACCTCGTGGACGGCTGACGCAGATAGAAGGACGGTTCTCCTCGGGCAAAACCACCCTCTGTTTGAACATAATTACGGGTATGAAGGACCAAAAAGTGCTCTATGTGGACACTGAGGCGTCTCTGAACCCTTCACTTTTGGTGGCTCTGAAGCTAAATTCGAAGAATTTCGACCTCTACAACGAGTCGTCTTACCTCGAAGACATCGTGCCGTTCCTGAAGGACTCTATTCGTGCCAAGAAATATGATTTAATCGTGCTCGACTCGCTCGCTATGACGACCACCAAGACGATTGACGAGTCTGAGGCTACCGCAGCCAACATCGGTACGAAGGCGAAGCCGTTCAACAAGTTCTTAGAAACGATTATGGGCGACCTACGGGACTCCAAAGCTGCGTTCGTGGTGATTAACCAAACTCGGGACGTAATCGGTGGCCATGTGCCTCAGACGTACACTCCTGGGGGCTCAGGCAAGGACTACAACGCCAGCCTCAAGATTAGTCTCAAAACTATTAAGTCCTGGCGGTTCGGTCGCACCACGTCCGACACCAAAGCCAAGAAGTTTATCGGACAGGCGGTTGAGGCTGAGATTACTAAGTCGAAAGTTAACACGCCCTGGAGGAGAGCTAAGTTCAATTTATATTACCCAGCAGTTCAATACGAGGAGGACACGGGAGAGGCTCAGTTCTAATGGGTCGGACAGGGCCAACCAGCAAGATGCCACAAGGCACCTCGAAGTTGATTTACTTAGGACCAAAACACGCTAAAATGGCTAAGGAAATAGAAAACTTTAGCAATTTCGTTCAGGTTGCAATCGAACAGGCACCCGCCATCCTCGCATTTGATATAATCAAGAAACAACGGGGCATAGAGTCGCCAGACATACCGCCAGACGTAATGGAAGTTCTGAACAGATACTTTCCCCATAACGAATTAACAAGAAAAAGGCTCGAGAAACAAAAATGGCAGCAGGACACCCCCAACTATCGGTCGCCTCTCGACAACTAATCCTCTCTCGTATTGAGAGTTACGATGAACTGAGCGAGGAGCAGCAAGCCCAGCAAGCAATCAAGCAGATTGCCCTAGATTTCTGGATTTATTGCGAACGCAATTTAGTTATTAAACACAAGATGACCAAACAGCTTGTGCCTTTTATGGACGTGGTCAACTGGGCTCAGAAGGATTTCGTGGAGCGGGTGATTTCCGACCTCCGCCGTGGCGTACCGATACGCTATATCATATTAAAAGCTCGGCAGATGGGCTTCAGCACGGTCATTGAAGCACTTTCTTATTGGTGGACTTCGACTCACAGGTATGTGACGTCGGTTATTATCGCTCACGAGAAGAACGCCGTGAAGAACCTCTACAAGATGTTCCGTCGCTACTACGAGTTCAGTCACCCGCACTTCAAGCCAGACCGCAAATACAACACCAAGCAGGAACTCGTGTTCGACATCACCGACCAGGAAAAAGACCGTCACAATGAGGAAGGTCTAGCGTCCCCTGGACTACAGTCCGAGATTAAAACGATGGTTGCTGCCGACGGTCGTGGCCGTTCTGACAACATTAACTTTTTCCACGGCTCAGAGGTTGCCTTCTGGGACGACTCGGCTGACGTTGTGAGCTCGGCTCTACAGGCTGTGCCGATGACGAAGGAGTCCTTCGTGTTCTTGGAGAGCACCGCCAACGGTATCGGCGGTTATTTTTATGATGAGTGGCAACTATCTAAGCGTGGCGAGTCACAGTTCACTCCGTTGTTCTATGCGTGGCACCAGCACGATGAGTACGAGTTTGAGTCCACCAAAGCAGACCTCGGCGACCTAGATGATGAGGAGAGCGAGTTGATTGAGTTGTTCGTGGAACTAGCTTATCCAGAGGCGTCGTGGTGGCGGAAAATTGAGTGGCGACGTCGTAAGAAAAAAGAGTTTCGCACCGACCCTAAAAAGTTTTATCAAGAATACCCGAGCACCGATATGGAAGCCTTCCTCGCTTCTGGTCGCCCTGTGTTCCACACTAAAAACCTACAAGCAATGGAGCGAATTGCTATCGAGGCTCAGAAAAGCAAGCCGTACATTTGTGGTGACATCATTGAGAACCCTGACAACCTTGACCCGAACCGACACATCTTCCGTGAGTCCCGTCGCACAGGTGAGGTTGACCCTACGCCACTTCGTATTTGGTGGCTGCCCGAAAAGGGCAAGCGTTATGTAATCGGCGTCGACGTTTCCGAGGGTATCGAGGTGGAGTCCACCAGAGGTAAGGAACCCGATTACTCTGTTATTGACGTCATGGACGCTGATTCCCGTAAGACTGTGGCTCGCTGGAGAGGCTATATCGACCCTGACTTGCTCGGCGAAGTTGTGTTCAATATTGGAAAGTTTTATTTCGATGCGTTGGTTGGAGTTGAAGTTAACAACCACGGAATTGCGACCGCTGCTTATTTGAAAAATCACTTTTACCGCAACCTTTATATGAGGGAATCATCTGAGGATGACCAATTCCAAGTCCGCACAACTAAGTTCGGTTGGACGACAAATAAAAAGACAAAACCTGTGATGATAAGCGAATTGCAACGTGCTTTGCGAGAATCTGGTATAATTGACCTAGACATAGTATTCATTCGAGAAGCTATGAGCTACGTTCGCCGTGACGACGGGTCAATGGCAGCACAGGAGGGTCAGCACGACGACTGTGTGATGGCAAAGGCAATAGCCTTACAGCTCGCCGACTGGAGCTCATACGACGAAGGATATGCAAAAGAAAACATACACAAGCCCGTAAAGAGAAAAACAAATGCAACCACAAACACAGACTCAGCCACAATCACCCACGGACAACAGCCAGCCGACTCCGCCACCAGGATTCGACAAGGAGTCTCCCGAAGACGAACAGCGAGAGCTTCACACAAAGCAAGACGACGCTAGTGGTTCACTGACTCTTGAAGAAGTTCTTGGACTTTATGATGACGCTAAAAAATATACAGACTCAGGCTTCCGCACCAAGTGGGACAATTATTTCCGTGTCTATAAGGGTCGCCGTGTGGTGCGGAACTACGAAGGTATCTCAGACCCATCCATTCGTGAGTCGCACACAATTATAGAAACACTCGTCTCAAACATTGCGGGCGGAGCACCTCGGTTTCATTTCGTAAAAACAAATGAAGAACAGGCGAATGATGTCGATGTCCTCAACGGCTTACTGGACTTCTACATGATTCACAACCAGATGGGGCTCAAAAACCAAGAGTGGGTTCGAGACATGCTTATGTATGGAACTGGTATTCTCCACGTTGGCTGGCGAGACGGCAAGCCGTGGATTGAAAACATCCCGCTTCGTGATTTCTTCGTTGACCCAACCTCTATGGGTATGGTTCAGACAATCAACCCAGCTCGCTTTGCTGGTCACGTTTACCTCATGGACAAAGACCAAGCTAAACGCCAGAAAATTTATAGCTCAGAAGAAGACAAGTGGATGCCCCGCTACAAGAACCTCGACAAAGTCGGGCTCGATAAAGAAAAAGGTGGCGGTCAGGGCGGTCAATCCGACGACTCCAGCATGGACAAAGCCTTTAAGGACGCCTTCGCTGGCTCTACTCTTGGTGAAAAAGCTACTAAGCAGCAGATTTTCGTCATCCGTATGTACGACGTACAGACAGGTCGCATCTACGAGGTTGGTAACCGTAAGGAGTTTATTTATAACGAAGCTACCTATTGCCAGCGTGAAGAAGTCTCTGAAAAAATTATCGTTGAAGTTGACGGCGAAGACGTTGAGACGACTCGTAAGCTCGATAAAATCGACCCATTCCTACCATATGCAGTGCTGCGTGACTATGTAGACACTTCTCAGTTCTTCGGTGATGGTGAAATGTCTGTTCTTTTGGAGGATGCGGAGCTTTTGAACGATTACGAAGCTATGGACATCGACAACAACGCCTACCAGAACACACCTATGTACTGGGTAGACCCACAGTTCGCTGACCTCGCTCCTGAGATTGAAACTATTCCTGGTGCTGTTTATCCTATTCCACGAAACGCTATGGGTGCTCTTGAGCGACCACAGCTTTCAGGCGACCTCGACGCTAAGAAGCAACGTATTGTTGAGCGTATGCGACGTGCCACAGCTGCGGACGAAGCCGTACAGGGCGTTGCACAGCAAAAGAACCGTGTTACCGCAACCGAAGTGCAGACACAGCTTAACCAAGCTAATACTCGCTTCAGCACTAAGATTTCTAACCTAGAGTCTGAAGGCTACGCACAACTCGGTCAGATTTTATTCAAGTTTACTCAAATCTTTGTGACAAAACGCACAGCCGTCCGTATCGTTGGCAAGCAGGGCGTTTACTTTAAAGACTACGACCCGTGGGAGTTCAACGGCGAGTGGGAAGCACACGTCGAACTCGACACCACCATCAAGAACAAGGAAGCTATGGCTGCCGAGAAGGATGGTCAGGTTTATCAGATATTCGTTGGCGACCCAGCCTTCAACCAAGTTGAAGTTAAGCGTTGGATAGCTCAGAAGATTGACCCAGAAATGACTGACGAACGCTTCAACGAAATGATTGCACCTCCACAAGAAGAAGAAGACGACACAATCGACTACGTCAACGTCAACTACAAAGACCTTGAACCGTATGCGAAACACCAGTGGCAGAAAAATGTTGGATGGACACCAGACCCAGCATTGCTCGGTGAAGGTCACATCAAGATGCTTGAACAAGCTAATCGTGGGGCTGACCTCATGGACCCTGCGACCGATGTTGATAACAACCCTGTCGCTGGCATGGAGCAAGTCTTAAACCCAGCTCAACCACCAGAAGGTATGCCTTCTGGACAACCAGCAACGGCATGATAAACTAGAGCAATCAACCAAATAAAAGGAGCATTTATGGCAGACGAAAAGCCAAAAGTACCAGACACTCAAAATCAAGCAAAAGAGGCACCAGTAGACCCTCGCCGACCGCATGAAATCCCAGCAGACCAAGTGGATTCACGCACCCGAGCCCAAGCTAAAAAGGATTTGCACGAGCGTAGAGAGAACGAACGCAAAGCAGCTGCCGAGCAGTCTAAGATGGACTACGCAGCTATTAAAGACATGCCCGCCTTCCAAGACCTTCTCAACAAAGTTCGGAACTTCAGGCAGTATCACAACAAACTCGCCATTGACGGTGTAGGCTCTAAGGTCATCGACGGACCTGAAGGTCGGAGGATTGAAGACCATACGCTAACCGATTCAGACGTCTACCGTCATCTTGGTGGCGTAAGTGCTTTGAGCCAACTTCTCGACTACGTTGAAAACCAATTAACTTAAATGCTATACTGTGTTTATGGTTACAAAATAAAACTTGTGACCCGCAAGTTCAAACACAAAAGTAAGGAGATTTGATGGAAGACGATTCCACAACCGCAGCAGCGAAGAACTCGGATGCAACCGCCTCTGGCGACCAGACGAACCCCGATGCGACGGAACAAAAGACCACCGACACAAGCGGTGACAACCTTGATACATCAACATCAACCGAAACCAAAACTGGAGACGATGATTCTTCTTCTGGTGGTAAAACATCGGACGATGATTCGAGCAACAAAGGTGGCGATAAGGGCGATGAATCTTCTACTTCTTCTAAGACATTCGATGAAGATTTAGATTCCTGGGCGGAGAAAACAAAACGTCCTGTACCGACGACTGACAGGGAGCGTGAGCTCTATCAAGAAATTCGTAACGGGCAACGTGAGTTCTCTAAAAGTAAAGAGAGCACGAAGGATGTTGCCGACAAGCTGTCAAAAGCTGTCGACAAGACTAAGCCTGAATTTTCGAATGACGCTGACGACGACGATGACGAGCTCGCTCGTGATGTAAGGGAAATTAAGCAGCAAACGCTTGATGAACGTACATTGCGTATGCGGGGCGAATATTTTGAATCGAACGGCGTATCGGACAAAGAGTCTGACGTGATGGGAGAAATCCTAAAAGAGAAGGTAGATAGGGCTGCAACGCCCGCTGCTAAAAAGCAAGCCTTTGATTTCTGGACTAATCCAGCACAGCTCGAAGATTGGCACTCACTCGCAAGAGCGAGGCTGATTGGAACGCAGGACACTGAAACGGTTAAAGAAGAAGCAGCAAAAGCTGAGCGTGTAAGAATTGCGAAAGAAAGTCAGGCAACTGGCACTCCTCGCAATGCTACCACCAATACCGAAGGTAAAAGTGGCTACGACCGCACAGAGTATCTGAAGTCTGACGAATATTAAGAAATTTAATTCGTTGGAGATTTAGTCATGCAAAATTACGCATCTAAAGACCTTGCTACGCTAGACGAACGGTTTTACACCGAGTCTAAAACGAGCATCATAATCAACAACGGCATCACGATGACATTTGAAGGTGTTAGCACAGTTACCATCTACAACGTCGATGTTGTAGCCGAAGTAGACTACGTCCGAGACGGTGAAAACCGATTTGGTCCTCTAGTTGAGCTTGGAACTGGTGTACAGTCATTCGTACTAAGCCAAGATAAAGCCTTTACTTTCACAATTGACCGAGGAAACTTGGAAGATTCAATGATGGTTCAGGAAGCGGACAAGGCTGTAAAACGCCAGGTTCGAGAAGTATCTATCCCGACTACGGATATTTACCGACTTACTGTTCTAGCTACATACGCTAGTGCGAACAGCCAGGTCACCACTTCAGCTCTTTCAGCAAGTAACATCTTCCAGGGTATCTTGGCGGAACGTGCAGCACTGATTGACGCAGAAGTAGACATAGACAACCTAGCTGTCTACATTTCAGCGACCTCTGAGACATACCTATGGCGTGACTCAGAGTTCAAACATGCTTGTGATAAATCATACGCAGACAACAAGACTGGTGTGATTGGACGAGTGCTTGGAATGGATATTGTTGTATGTCCTTCTAGCTACTACATTGCAAACTTCGGTTTCATGGTGGTTGCTAAGAACGTGCTTGTAGCACCGACTAAGTTCAACATGGTTCGTGTACTCGACGTCGTTCAAGGTATCGACGGTAAAGTAGCAGAAGGTCGTCGTTACTACGACGCTTTCATCCCAGCAAAAAAGGGTGTAGGCATCCGTTTGCGAAAAATCGCCTAAATATTAACCTAACTCTCTGATAAGGAGAAAGTTCAATGGCAAAGACAACACAACAGTTAGCAGCTTCAAAAGCAGGAGAGACTCGAGAGTCTAATGGCTTTGGTGCTACTGAGCGTCCTATGCGACGTGGTGGAGTATATGTCTTGAAGGACGAAAATGGACAGGAAGTTGACCGAGTAATCGTGAAAACTCACCCGAAATTTGGTGACTCTCAAGCATCCGCAGCAGAGCGTGTTGGTTATCGGTTCCACCGAGAAGCCCGCAAAGACGAGATTAAAGAAATCGAAGTCGACGCATTGCAACTCGCCACCGAGGACAAGCGTGGAAACACAGATGAGGCACTGAAGGGCGTTATGGCTCGTCTCTCAGCTGTGGAAAAGGAAAATGAGGAGCTAAAGGCTTCTGCAAACGCTGAGGCAACTAAGGGAGCCTCAGACAACTCTGTGATGGCACAAGCTAAGGAAGAAGCGAAAGCCTCTGCTGAAGCGAAGGTCGCCCAGACTGGAAACCCTGTGCTTGATGAAACCGAGGAAGTTGAAGAAACTGACGAAGTTGAAGATGAGGTTGAAGAAAAACCTTTGAGCAAGCAGAACAAAGATGAGCTGACAGCAACCGCTGAAGCCGAAGGTGTCGAACTGAGCGAAGACGACACAAACAAAACGATTGTCGAGAAAATTCAGGCTTCTCGAAACAAGGGAGAATAGTATATGGCAAACCCAGCATTTTCTACCCGTGCAAGGCTATCTGATGGACGCTTCGCTGTTAAGGTTACTGAGAACAAGGCACTCACAGCCCAAGACAGTGGAATCGTTCAAGACGTAATCGTTGCGGGAGTAACAGTCACACTACCAGCTACAGCTGTTGAGGGAGTCTTCACCGTCCGAGACGGCGGTGTAGGTTTCACTAATGGACCAGTGGGTTCTGTGATTTCACCTGCAATCCCTACAGTCGACCCAGTAGCGGGTGATACCGTTGCAGGTTTCAATGTAGAGGGAACTGAAGCTGACGGCAAGTATCTTCAGAACACTGGCGGTAGATTCGGCGACGAAATTACCATCCAGAATACTGGAGCCACCAATGGTGGTGTCGTAGTAGCTGCTAAGGGCGACTGGCTTAGAGAAGCCTAGTAACCACTACAGTTATAGGAGAAACGCACTTTCGGGTGCGTTTTTCTTTGCTTTTTTGGTATAATTAAGTTACGAAGGAAAAAAACACATGGCAAAAATAGAAATGAATTTCAAAAGGGGCGACACTCAACATCACTATTTCCAGATAGAGAATGATGCCTGGTCTGCTGGTGGGCTACTCTGGTTCGCAGCGAAACCAGCAATCGACGCCGACGGCACCGACGGTGCTGCTGTTATCAATAAATCTTTTGCTGACTCGGTAATCGTGGCTTCAGACCATGCCGAGTATCTGGCTGGCTATACGACCTACGAGTGCGAGTTTGTTCCTGCGGATATTACCGTGGACTTCAGTGGTGGCGAAAAGAAAAAGAGATTCTTAGGTGAATTTCAATATGTCACATCAACTGGGGAGCCTCAAACTTTCCCTGCCGAGGATGAGTTTATCGACGTTATTGTTCACGCCGATGTAAAAAGAGGGGTTGCCTAGTATGTCCGTCTACCGAATGGTGTCGAAAGACGGCATTGTTGCCCGTATCAGTACGGGTACTCCTACGGTCTTTCGAGTTACCTCCTCTACCAGAGGTCCAACAGGTGCGACAGGTGCAGATTCGGTTGTTCCTGGCCCTCAAGGAGATGTTGGAGCGCAGGGGGCTTCAGGAGATGA